CTATAGAAACAGAACCTACACAGGAGACAGAACCCATGAGCGAAGCAACCATTCCAGCAGTCGAGGCAACCATCCCAACTGCACCAATTTTTGCACAAGCAAAACGCAAGTTTGCTATGCCATCCGCGGCCGAGTACATGGCAGCAATGCACGCTGGTGGAGACACTTTCCACAACGTCAACGCCGCTTACAAAGAAGCTGTGCGCGATCAACAAACAGCATTGCAAGCAGCTGCAGGCGACGTGCTTACTACCGATACGCCTGGTCTTTTGCCAGTGCCGGTACTTGGGCCAGTGTTCCAAGACCTAAACTTTGTGCGACCAGTTGTCACCGCCTTTGGTGCTCGATCAATGCCAAACACACCAAGCAAAACTTTTACACGACCAACAATCACTACGCACACAAGTGCCGCAACACAGACCGAAGGCTCTGCAGTAAGCGCAACCACAATGGTGATCGCAGCAAACACCGTTACTAAAACAACGGTTGCTGGTCAAGTCACTTTGACAATGCAAGACATGGACTTCACTGACCCAGCGTCAATGAACATCATTCTTAATGACCTTGCAGGCGAGTACCTGATCAAGACTGATGACATTGCAGCCGATGCACTTGTAGCAGGTAAGACTGCATCAGGCTCGACATGGACTGTGACAGCTGATAACCCAACCTCGTTGATTGATTCTTTGTATGACGCAGCACGCGAAATTACTGAGGACTCAAACTACTTCCCAACACACTTGTGCGTTTCGCCAGATGTGTGGGGCAAGTTAGGCGCACAGCTTGACGGCTCAAAGCGTCCAGTTTTGGGTTACACCACAAACGGTGTGATTGGTCAAAACTCAATTGGTCGAGTAGGCGGACTTGCTTACACGGGCATGGATGTAATGGGCTTGACGCTGGTCGTTGATAACAACTTTGCAAGCGGCACAATGCTTGTTTGTTACGCACCTGGTTTTGAGATTTACGAAGCACAACAAGGCGTTTTGTCAATCGCTAACCCAAGCACATTGAGCCGCACGTTCTCTTACTACGGTTACTTCTCAACATTTGTTGCTAAGTCCTCGTTTATTCAGGGCATCGTAATCGCTTAGTCTGTAGCGGACTTAGACCGCTATGGCCACATACAACACCGCTACAAAACAACTCATTAGCAACTACGCGTGCATAAGCACGTTAGAGCCAACTGACATTGTTGTTGGACAATCTATAACTGTTGCTCTTATTGGCGCACCGTTTAACGGCACGTTTACAGTGCTGGCGTTGCCACAGTACGAGTACACAGGGATTGACAACACAACTGGCGAGTTTCTTTACAACGAGGATGTAGCACGGCCCAACCAAATCATCTACGCCGCTACAGGTAGTAATGTTGAGTACGCAGCGTTTTACGCCGGCACAGTTGTTTACACGCAGTCATGCACATGGGTTACAACAGCTGCACTGATCACATACTTAGGCGTGACGATTACTAACCCGTCAGACGATTACACGCTTGCTGAACAAGCACGAAACGCAGGCAATGATTTTTGTTACCGCCGCCGGCAAGAGTCTGGCTATTTTGACAGCCTTACCACGTCACCGGGTCACGATGCCACGCTAGGAACACTGATGTATTGTGCAGCATTGTGGCGTAGCCGAGGCAGCATAGAAACCGCTTATGCAGCGTTTGACACTATGGGCACACCAACCCAGCAGTCACTGACACCGATAGTTAAGCAATTGTTGGGCATCCCTCGACCAGCGGTTGCCTAATGCCTGCACCGTACACAGACCTACTTAACGAGGCCATAGACGATGTTGCAGCCACGCTGACAGCCGTTAGCGGCTTGCGCGTGGTAACAGACCCAACTCGATTAGTTCCTAATTGCGTGTTTCTATTAGCGCCAAGTTTTACGACTTACGCAGGCAACGGCAACATTGTGACTATGGATTTTCCGCTTAAAGTTGTTGGGTCTGGGCCTGCAGGGTTGCCAGTGTTGCGCGAGATTTTAAGCATTGTCGCGCTAGTGCTGGCATCTAAAGTAATTGTGCTGTCTGGTCAACCTGGCTCAATTGAGATTGGCGGCGCATCCTTTCCGTGCTATGACCTGTCAATCAAAGTGCAGGCACAGACCGCATGATTTACACAATTGCGTCTATCAGACTTGGCATTATTGGTGACCCTTATGTGCCAGCTGACGGCATTAACGTAGCAGCGCTACTGTCTGGCGGTTTCATTGTTGAGCAATCCACACCTAAACCTAAAAAACCTGCTAAAACTAGTACAGAACCTAACGAGGAGATTTAACCAAAATGGCGACATCAACATATCTCAGCAACGCGACCGTCCAAATTAACGGTGTGGACGTCACAGATCAGGTTTCTGCAGCCAGCATTGTGCGCGTCATAGAGGCTCTGGAATCAACTAGTTTTGGAAAAACAGCCCGCGTCTACGTGGGGGGGTTGGAAAACTCTACGTTGACTTTGACGATGTACAACAGTTTTGCAGCGTCAGAAACTTACGCAACTTTGGCTGCACTTGTGGGCACATCCACAACTGTTACAATTAAACCGACTAGCGCGGCAACCAGCGCAACAAACCCAATCTCAACCTTGACAGGCTGCTACCTAGAAACCTTGCCAATTGTAAACGCCGCACTAGGCGCGTTAGACACAATTGACATCACGTTTACTGGTGGCGTGTACTCAGTCGCAACGTCTTAAAAACAGCCGGCAACGGCCCGACACGAAAGCAGGCTTATGAAAGTCAAATTAGAATTAGACCTACAAGACGGGCGCGGCACACGCACCATGACCACAAATATGTTTGTGGTATGTGAATGGGAAAAACTAGAAAACCGCAAAGTTTCTGACGGTAAAGGTATTGGCTACAGCGACATTGCTTGCTGGGCATATCACCTATGCAAACTGGCTGGTGACACTGTGCCGGACACTTGGCGCGAATGGGTTAAACAGCATCCAAACATGGATTTAACGTCTGTTGATGAGACAAACCCAAACCCTACAGCGTTGGCACTTACCGAAGACAACTAGCAGAAATGCTTGTAGCAGTAGGATGGTGGCCAACGCACATCGAGTTTGACACACGCGACCTAGTTACGGTGATTAGTGTTATAGAAAAGAACAACAAGAACAGGTGAGTTTCTATGACAGTCAACACGACCATCCAGGTGTCTGGCGTAAAAGAAACTATCAACGCACTAAAAAAAATAGACCCACAGCTGCAAAAAGACTTTAGAGCTAAAGCCAACGACATTGCACAGCCAGCCATTAACGCTGCAAAAGATGTTTATACACAAATACCGCTGTCTGGTATGGCCTATAAGTGGACTAGTCGAGACCGTAAACTATTTCCATTTAGCGTGGCAAAGGCTAAGAGCGGTGTCAAACTACGCATTGACACAAGACGTAATGCTGTAGGCGTAATTCTTATTGAGCAAAAAGACCCGGCAACAGCAATCTTTGAGACTGCAGGCCGCGCTAATGCAAACCGTCTAGGTGACTCATTGGGTTTTGTGGGCGCTGGTCGCACACGTTTAATTGGGCCTGCGGTGTATAAAGCGCGTCGAGGTGTGGAAGCTGAGATGGAAAAGATGATTTTAGATACAGCGCGCACAGTTAGGCAGGCAATGTAATGCTGTCTATTCCCATTATTTCAGAGTTTGACGGCAAGGGCATTGACAAAGCCATTAAAGAATTTAAGCAACTAGAAACTGTAGGTGAAAAGGCACAGTTTGCTATTAAAAAGGCTGCCATACCTGCTGCTGCTGCGCTTGGCGCGGTCACTGCGGCTCTTGGTGCTGCGGTGGCCGCAGCTGCAGAGGATGAAGCACAAGCCGCGCAACTTGCGTTGACATTAAACAACGTCACTGGCGCAACAGAAAAACAGGTTAAAGCTACTGAGGACATGATTAGCGCAATGTCAAGAGCAACCGGCACAGCTGACAGCGAACTACGCCCGGCACTGGCTGTATTAGTTACTGGCACAAAGGACATTGCTACAGCAACAGAGGCACTAACGCTGGCGCAAGACATCGCCATTGGCTCAAATAAGTCATTAAGTGAGGTCAGCGATGCGCTTGCTAAGGCGTATGGCGGCAACATGAAAGGCCTACAAGCCTTGTCACCAGAGATTAAAGCCATGATCAAAGACGGCGCGTCACTCGATGAAGTGATGCAAGTACTTAGCGGCACATTTGGTGGTGCAGCTGCTACCGCAGCAGATACCGCTGCAGGGCGTTTTAAGATACTTAAAAACTCGTTAGACGAAACCAAAGAGTCAATTGGCGCGGCGTTGCTACCAGTTGTGCAAGCGGTGTTGCCCGTGTTACAAAAATTTGCTGATTGGGCACAAAAAAACCCGCAAGCATTTTTGGCTATTGCTGGCGCGATCACCGCAATATCTGTGGCAATTTTGGCAGTCAACTTTGCAATGGCATTAAACCCATTTACAGCAATTGCGGCAGGTATCGCAGCGCTAGTAGTTGGCGTTGTTTACGCTTACAAAACGTTTGAGACATTCCGCAACATTGTTAACAGTGTGCTTAACGGCCTGATCAGTGGTTTCGAGACTTTTGCTAACGCGTACATCTCAGCAATAAACCTGATCATTCGAGGCATGAACCTGATTAACCCGTTTAGCGACATCCCGTCTTTGCCATCACTTAGCTTGCCTAGCATCGGTGGCGGTAGTAGCAGCGATTTTGCAGGTGTAAGTGAGCGCGCAGGTATGCCACAAATAAGCGCAGCAATGCCGGCTATGCCTAGCCCTGCAGCACCTATGGCAAGCAGTGGTGGCGGTGGTGGTGGCGGTGGTGGCGGCGGATTCCGCAGTCAAGGGCCATCTTTTGGGCCTGCAGCACCGTTTAATCCGTACTCAATGTTTAATAACTCAAAATACGGCCCTGAATTTGTGA